TTGTCATCATCCCAGGAAAGAGAACAGGCCACCTCTCCAAAAATTTTGCCGCTGGATTCGGCCAGTTGTTTCAGGTAGCCGACACTGTTTTTCAGTTTCACCTTGTCGCCTTCAATCAGGCAGTTTTCAATCAGCACGTCTGCGCCTCCATTCGGATCGCGCCGGCTGGCCGCCATGCACATGCCAAGCACCGTGTCGTTAGGCTGCTTGAATTTTACGCGGTAACCGTTCGAGAAGGTTACCGATATGGTGCTGTCTTCATTCCTTTGAACCGTCGCCATTTTCGTTTAAATTGTGTTTAAAAGTGAAAAGGGCGGGCGTTTGTAGCCCGCCCCATTGATGGATTGATGTCTTATGTCTGCAAAGGTGCCTGCACTATTACGCCCGCAGCATGCTTTGCACTATGCGCCTTCTTTAACGTCGAGTGCCAGGAAAGGCATGGAAATTTCCATGAACTTATCGGCGGCCTGTAGGCTCTTTTCGTATTCGGTAAACTGGCAGCCCTGAACAATGTCCGTCACTGCCGTAGCGCCATCTCCGTAAGTAACCACGATGTCGAACGATACATCCGTCAGTTTTGCCAGCGGATTAGCGGCCTTCACCGCTGCGCGCATGGCTTCCAGTTCCGACTGGAGCAGCATGAGTTCGCCCTCGATGGTTTCGGCGCCGTTTTGGATGCTCAGCGGTTTTTTCCCTCGGCCATGCAGGTGTTCCTTTTCAACAGAAACCTTGTACGATACACCACGGAAACCTTCCAGGGTGCGGCCCAGGATATTCACGCTTACGTCGCTGAACGAGTATTGTCTTGTGTTGAATCCCATTGTGGTTAAGCGGTTGCCGGGTTAGTGAATCCAAGACGCACCTCGATGGCCTTCGCGTAGCCGTATGGCACGATCCGGATGTCGATGCAAATCTTGTTGGTGCTGAGTACGTTCTGGATCGGGTCGACGAATGCGTCCACACTGACGATCTCGTTTTCGCCTACCATAGCCGTGCCGATAGCGTTTTCTACGAGCGCCTGGTACTTTTTGGCCTGCACGGTGGCGATGTAGCCAGTGTTCGGATCAATAAGCACCTCGTCCAGTATTTCCTCCACGTAGGTGGTGTAAGCAATCCGGATGGCTTTGTCCATCACCCGGCCACGCGCCAGGCTGCTGTAGTCGTTCGTAGCGGCCACGGCAGTAGGGTCATCCGTGAAGAAGTACCCGGCTTTTCCTGGATACGTCCGCAGGGTGATGAATCCTTTGTCGTGGATCGATGTCGATGCGCCCTGATTGCTTTCGAGGGTAGCCGTACCAAGGTAAGCCGCCGTAATGGGCAGACTGCCGTCCTTCACGCGGCCCGGGTTGCGCTGCACCGGCACGGCCGCCAGGCGACCGAGCAGGATGCCGATGGCCGAGCGGGCGCCGCTTTCGCTGTTCCCGATCAGAATGGCCATGTTCGGTTTCGTCTGCGCTTTCAGGTTGGGCAACCCGGATGCTGTTCCAGTGTAAGCATACCCCTCAAGAACGATGCGTACAGGCTTGAATGCCGCCTGCATATCATCGGCCAGGGCCTGGCCAGTGGTAAGTGCGTTCACAATATCCAGGTCGATCTGGTTGGCAGAGGTATTCGGAGAATAGCCGCCTGCCGGGTTACGCCCTACGCCTAGGATACGAATGCGGCCGCCTGCGTCATCGATGCGTGTTGGTTTTGGTCAGGATCGCTTCCACGGTCGTGGCCTGGCTCACCAGCATGATCCAGAGTTCAGCGCCGTCGCCGGCTGCATCGTAAAATTCCTTGATCGTGCGCCACACCTTCACCGTGTTGGTGGTGTCGTATGCGGCATCGATGCCCAGGGCTTCGAATTCGTCAAGGCCAAAACCCTGGAACGAGGTACCCAGCGCAAGGCTGGTGGCTGCTACACCGTTGAATACGATGCCGACAACCGCGTCATCGCTCAGCGGTGCAAGGCCGAGGCCTCCGTTTTGCAGTAGTATGTTTACTCCCGGAAGAGCCATGATACAGAGTTATGTAAAGACCGGTCAAGGGAAGCAGGAGCGCACTATGTAGTTAGTGCGTCCCGCCTCCTGTACGCCGGTTCGGAATGAACGAATCGAGGATGTTTTTGATAAAGTTCAGGATACTGTCATCCTTTTGCGTAGGTGTCAACCTTACAATCGCTTCCAGGAAAGCGCCCAGCGCAAACAGCAGGGCCACCCAGTTGGAAAGGATAAACTTCCAGATACTGACACCTTCCTGCTCGGGCATGGGGTCGTTACTAGAGGGGATGTCGGGCGTGTCCACTTCGGTGATCTCCGGAGCGGGTACCACCTGCGCATATTGCACCGGGATTACCTTGGAGGTTTCCACCTGGTCGGACTGGCTTCGCACCAGGTCGCGCTGGGCAATACCGAACTTCATCGTGAGCGCCACCAGCAGCGCGCCCAACAGGAATAGTTTGGGAATGCGGTAATTTTTCATTCTGAAAAAGTTGTGTCGAGGCCCAAGGGCCGGACGGGTTACTTGTTTTTGCCTTTGCCTTTAGCGGGCTTTCCCGGCGATGCAGGCGTGTTGTCGGCGGCTTCCTGTTCAGCCCGCGCTTTGTCGGCGGCTTCCTGTTCAGCCTTGGCTTTTTCAGCGGCTTCGCGTTCGGCTTGTTTGGCGGCTTCACGTTCGTATGCCTCCTTTTCTTCCGAGGTCCATTCCAGGGCGGTCGTATCCTCGTACTGAGAGGCGCGGGTAACGACCTCTACCTTTTGTTCGAGTTTTTTGGCATGCATTTCTGCTTCGCCCAATTTCAGGAAAGGCATATCGCCAACTACAAAAATCTTGTCGGCGTCGGGATAGCAATCAAATACTGATTTCCAGTTCATAGTTTGAAAAGTTTGGGAAGCATGCTGCCGACAATACCGGCAATGAATCCGATAATAGCCCCCCAGATGCGGATTTTGATTTTTTGCTCCAGGAGATCCATTTCCAGTTGCGAAATCTTCTCTGCAAGCGCTTTTTGAAGCGACACCTCTTGTTCCAGACGGTCTACTTTCTCATTCAAGAGTAGTAGTAATTCTCGTTCTGTCAGGTTGCTCAGTTTGTTTGTCGCCATGTGTCAAAAAGCACTTGCAGAGAGGCCCGCCCCTCTTAGTTGATCGTGTTGGTCGCCGTGTGGATGAACTTGCCATTCGCCATCACGAAGGATGCCACTTTGGTCTTGTTGATCGTGCCGGTCACGCCCGCGCTGGTCACGTAGGTGCTTCCGAAAGTGACATCGTAAGCCGTGCCACCGCATGGGATTTCCACGAATAACTGCGCGCCATCTTTCACACCAGAGTCGGGCGTCACGTTGATGGTAGTCGCGCCGGTCAGGTTAGAGCCCAGTTTGGCGTAGGTCATTTGATCGCCTACCGCCAGGGCAATGGTCGTGGCGGTCGTTACCGCCTGCACATCGGCATCGCCGAAAGGATATTTTACTCCGGACATGGAATGTTCGAGTTGAGAAGTGATGAGATCGGACTGCCCTTGCCATTCGGGCCAGTCCAGTTTAGCCGGCTGCATCTACCAGGAGGCCCACACCGAAGTTGTCACTGCGGCGACGTCGGCCGCCATTGCGGATCAGGAACGAAACGATGTCGCCCTGGTACTCGGCGCGATCCAGGTTTTCGAAGATGTCGACGGTGCCGGTGGCTTTTTCCACGCTGCCTTTGTGGAATGCTACCGATGCTTCGTTGTCGTCGGTAGCGTTGGCTGCGTCAGGAGCCTTCACCGTGCCGCCACTGGCCACCCGGATCGTTTGGTTGCGCTGGATGAATTTGAAGCCGTGCAGCGTCGGGATTTCGCCGTCCTTGATGTTCACGACATTCTGGAAGTAATTCTTCAGGTTCGTGTCGCTCAGCAGGTCATTGTAATGGCTTGCGCACAGTACAAAGTAGCGATCCTTCATAGGGATATTGGCATTGTCGAAAGCCTGTTTGGCTGCGATGATGTCGGCCTCGATAGCGCGTTTGCGATTGCCCGTTGCGCCAGGTGCGCTGCCTGGACGGGTTGCAGTGCCGGAAGTAGCCGTACGGAAGGCCGTCGTGTTCGGCAGCGACAGCGCCCAGCGGTACAGCATCCAGGTGCCCACATCGTCCAGCAGGCTACCGATCTGCTCATCGATGACAGACTGCATCTTGTCATAAGACAATTCTGCTTTATCAATGTCGGTGATGAGTGTCGGCGCTTTCGAGAAGCGATCCAGCGCATAGGTTACGTCGGTATCGCCACGCTGAACCACCGTCAGTGGGTAGGTGCTGTTGTTTACGATGGTCGGACTGGGGCCGGCGCTTTGCGGGATGTGTACCACGCTTCCGCCATATACCATATCGTCGGCGTTGGTGGCAAAATCCATGAACCGGTTATCCAGTTTCAAGCGCTCAATGATTTCGCGCTTCCACATTTCGACATTGACTGCCATTGTATTGAAATTGAGTTTTTAACGATTGGATGTGTATTGGTCAGACCTTACCGGAAGGGCTTAGTCTCTCGATTCGGTCTTGTAGTCCTTGCTGTACTCTGCTTTGTACAGCAGGTTGAAAGTGGCAAAGTCGTTATCCTTCAGGTTTTGCAGGGCCGCTGGGTTTTCCTTGCGCAGTTGGCTGAAGGTTTTACCGTTCCAGGTAAAATCGTTTTGGCCCTGTTTGCTGCCACCTGCGTATTCGGACAGTTTCACCGTTTTGGGCAGTGCTTCCAGGACGGCCTTCGTGCTTTCAAAATCGGCCTCGAAGAGTTTGATGTACACCGGGCGGCTCGCCTGCGTAATGCGATTGTCATTCACAGCAGCGTCTACCAGGGTTTTAATCTGCTCTGCCTGCGCGGCTTTCTGATCGTCTTCGATCTTTTTGAGTTTGGCCTTCAAGTCCGCGTTTTCAGCATTCAGCGCAATGAGTGCATTGATTTTGCTTTGTACGTCGGTAAGGGTGATGTTGCCGGTGAGGCCCAACTGGCCACCGATGATTTTCAGTTCTTCCATGTTGTGAATGGTAGGAGATGTGGATGTGTCACCGGCCGTCAGACTGACCAAGGCCGTTTTATCGTTCAGATCGACAAGGCGATCCTGTTCGTCATACAGAGCAAGCGCATTGTCATTGGAGGCCACGTCGCAAATACTGGCTTCGCGGATTTTGGAGGCTGCCAGAGTCGGCAACGTTTGCCCCGAAACCATTGAGGCGGCATCCCATTTACGGGGTTTCAATCCGGCGCTGGCCTCAAAAATATGGCCAGCCTCCACTTTTCTTGCTATCTCAGCCGCAAACGAATCCTCCATGTCGAACTCAGGATCAGCCATGAGTTTGCCGCCTTCTTTGCGCAGATTCACCCAATGCCCGATAGGCAGTATCTGGTTTTTATCTGTGCCGTTGGCGCGTACATGGTTCCAGAGCATTACGATCTTGCCAGATGCTGGCAGATCAATCCCCTGGGTAAGTACCCGGAATCCGTAAGAGTTTACATCGTCTGTGCTTAAGATGAATGATGGCATTGCTTTCGCTGTTGAACGGCACAAACATATTAGCACCAAAAACCGACATCCAAATAACTACGCAGCCGCTGCTACAACCCTTGCGGCCACCGCCACACTATTCTATATATGGTGTATTTGGCCAATACTTTTGCCCGAAAAGTGCCTATGACCATCGATCAGAAAAAGGAATTTGCCAAACTCCTGTACGTCCGCGAACGGCTTACACAGAAGGAAGTTGCCACGCGCGCCGAGGTGTCGGAGCAGACGATGGTAAAGTGGGTAAAGGAAAACGGCTGGGAAAAACTGCGCCGCTCCCTGCTCGTCACCAAACAGGAACAGATCGTACGTTTGTATGATCAGATCGAAAAACTCAACACCGACATTGGTGATGGTTATGCCGACTCTAAGCAGGCTGATGTACTGACCAAACTCACCGCAGCGATTCGCAACATGGAAACCGAGGTGAACATCGGAGAACGTGTCGAGGTCTGCATGGAACTCTGTGATTACGTACGCCAGGTGGCGCCCGAAAAATCCAGCGAATTGACGGCGATCTGCGATTCTTTCATTAAATCCATGCTGAAAAGATGAGCGCCGGAACCGACAAGCAATTTCTGCAACGATGGGACGAGTACCGCAAATCGGTCGAACGCGACATTCCCGTCCCGTTCGATGAAACCGAAAGCCAGCAAAAAGCCCGTAAGGCCCGGCTGCTCGGCAACTTCGAAGAGTTCTGCAAGTACTATTTCCCGACGTACTGTTCGGCGCCGTTTGCGCCCTTCCACGTGAAGTTCGCAAAGAAGGTGGCTAAATCCGACAAGATTTACATGGTACGAGCCTGGGCGCGCGAACATGCCAAGTCGGTCACGTCGGGCCTGTTCATTCCAATCTTCGAAATGCTGAACGGTCGGCTGTTCAATATGCTCCTGGTATCCCATTCCTACGACAATGCCTGCGAGTTGCTCATGCCGCTCATGATCCAGTTGGAAAGCAACCCGCGTCTGATACACGATTTCGGAAGTCAGAAATCGTGGCGCGGTTGGGAAATCGGCCGCTTTATTACGTCAGGCGGTTGCTCGTTCCGAGCACTCGGTAGCGGCCAAAGCCCGCGCGGATCGCGTAATGAGGAAAAGCGGCCGGACTTCATTCTGATCGACGACATCGATACCGACGAGAAAGCCCGCAACCCGACGCGCCTCAAAAAGAAATGGGACTGGATCGAACAGGCACTTTGGCCCACTATGTCCATCAGCGGCCGGAAGCGCTTCATAATCGTCGGTAACATCATCGCCAAAGACGGCATCGTCGTTCGCGCCTCCAAAAAGGCCGACGACTTCGAGCAGATCAATATCCTCGATAAAAACGGCCGGCCCTCCTGGAAGGAGCGCTACGGCCTGGAGGACGTGAACTACATGCTGTCGAAAATCTCCTACGCTTCCGGGCAAAAGGAGTACTTCAACAACCCGATCAACGAGGGTACGGTGTTCACTGACATTCGTTGGGGTAAGGTGCCAGATCTGCGAAAGTTCACTTTCGTAGTGGCATACTGCGACTCATCGTACAAAGACAGCCGGAAAAACGACTTCAAGGCCGTGCCGCTGGTAGGCGAATACCAGGGCAACTACTATATAATACGTGTACGCCTGGAACAAACCATCTTGACCAAGATGCTGGAATGGTTCTATGACATGCGCGACTACGTACGCGACCGCACACAGGTGCACAACTACGTGGAATGCAACGGATTTCAGGACGCCTGGTACACGGACGTCTTTTCGCCGGCGCTCCGAGTGATGGAAAAAGCGAAAGGCACGATGGCCATCAGCCCGGATGACCGCGACAAGCCCGACAAGTTCAGCCGCATCGAGGGCAACCTTGAACCGCTCAACCGGCGCGGCTCGCTCATCTTCAACGAGGACGAAAAGGACGATCCGCACATGCAGCGCCTGGAGGAACAGTTCCGGGCCATCGAGCCGGGACTACCCGCACACGACGACGGCCCCGACGCCGTGGAAGGTGCGGTATGGATTATCAACAACAAACTGCGGCGGCTGGCCCCTATGACGGTAGGCAAGGATCGGCGCACTAAAAACAAATTCTGAAGATGGCATTCATTGAAAAGACCGACCTCTATACCAAAATACTGGAGGACGAACTGGACGAGATCACACGCGGCGACGACTCGCTTATTTTGCAAGCGGCCGACTCGGCCGTGGCCGAAATGCGCGGTTACCTTTTCGACACCTTCGACGTGGATACCATATTCAGCCAAACCGGTGAAAACCGTCACGCACTCCTGGTCGACCTGGGCGCCGACATCACCATCTACATTCTGGTCAGCCGCTTGCAGGCAGGGCAGAGTATCGACGACCGGCAGCAACGTTACGAGCGCGCAAAGACCTGGCTACGGCAGGCAAGCAAAACAGAATTTTACAATGACCTTCCACGCCGGGCAGCAACCCGTCAAACACATATTTCGTTCGGAAGTCTGCCAAAACGCAACAACCGGTATTAAGCGGCACGGCACGATCAATTTTTAACGCGATTTAAACGCCCCTGCGGCGCTTTTACCCACTCAAGCAGTACAAGTATGGCGTTCAATATAAAAAGTTTGTCTACGGGCCTAAAAAACAACCTTCTATCTTTGAGGGATGCAATGGGTTTTCGCCCGCCCAATACCGTTATCAACCACGTAACGGTTCGGCCCGTCCATCGCCAAAGCCAGGA